TTTGTCTTTTGATAATTTTGAAATGATACTTTCTAACTGTGATTCAGTTAAAACAATGTTTTGTGGTTTTTTAGAATAAGTTTTTTTACCATTAGTTGGTACTTCTAAACTTTCCATTAATATTTTTTTTGTGAATTCCATAGTTTTATATATAAATAATAGGGAGAAGAGTTTTATTTCTTCTCCCGTGTTTATTTTTAGATATTTTCAAACGAAGCTCCTGTTGGTGTGATTAAGAACTCAATGTCAATGAATTCAAGAGCTTTTGTTGGTTTAAGGTAAATTTTACCTGTCATTGTATTTCTGTCTAAGTCTTCAGGTGTGTTTGTTACAACAACTCTAAAGTCAATTAAACCTCTATCTCTTCTGATTGAATCCAAGATTGGATTAACAGAGTCTAAGAAATCTTGTCTAACTTTGTCATCGTTTTGTTCAAACAACAATCTAACTGCCACCGCTGAAATCAACTTACGAGCTTGTAATAACAATCTTCTTACGTTGATTCTATCAAGAGCTGATTCAGCAATTTGAGTTGTTTTGTTACCCCAAATCAATGTTCCAACATCCGAGAAAGTCGCGATTGGGTTAATACTACCTTGATATAAAGTATCTCTGTCGTCTTGTGTAAGTTTCTTACGAGCTTTAACTGAATTTACAATACCTCTTGTGTAACCCGCAGATGCGAACCAAGGGAACGAAATGTTGTCAGTCAACGCCAAGTTTCTACAAACTTCAGCAGTTGCTGGAAGATAAATTTGTGTATTGTTAACAGTATCTCTTGTTAATACCCAAGGGTAGTAAGTTGCTGTGTAGTTTGAATCAATTCCTGTTGTATCCAAATTATCAACCGCTTCAGTTGGGTAAATTAAATCAGTTGCTGGTGATGTTGTAGTATCAACAAACATGTTGTAGTCAGGACAAGTCATCACATATAACGAATCCGCTCTTTGAGTTTCAATCATATCAATTGCGTCTTCAACCAAGTTTGAGTTATTAACAAAATCAATACCCGGCGTTACAAACACGTTAATGTTTGTTGCTTCAGGATTTGCAAATGTTTGTTGTCCTAACAAGTATGCGTAGTAGTCTGTATTTCCCCACTGAGTTGAGTTACCCTCAACAGTAATTTGTTTAAACGCTCCCCATCCAGTTGCTGTTGGAAACTGTGTTGATGGTGCCGCACCTTTCATATAACCTGAACCACCTAACACATAGTTGTCACCGTTGGTTCTATACTCTCTATAAATGTCCCATCCGTCAAATCCACCACGTGCAAACAATGTGAATTTTCTTGATTGAATTCTAAAGTATGGATTTGTTGGATTTGTCGGGTCAGATGTAAACGATGCATTACCAACTTCAAAAGCTGAAGTACCTGATGTACTATAAACGTTTGAAATTGTAACCGCAGTTGCTCCTGAGTCCATGTGATAACCTTTTGATACGAAATCCCAATCAGGTGATGAAGTTGCTGTTGCAATATTATTTGGATTTTGTTTTCCTTTATAATTGTAATATTCAGGGTCATATCCAATTGTATCAGAAAGACCTAAGAATGTTCTATTGACTTTATCACCAGCACTTCTTTGAACTGTTGAAAATGGTGGTTGGTAAATTACTTCACCAGCAACATCGTATTTAGTTTTGTAAATTGGAAATGGTGTAACCGCTCCAAAGTAATTTCTCATTAAGTAACCTTCAAAACCACACGGTAATGCGTCTAAAGGTGCTTCGTTACTTATTTCTAACATTACATATTTTGACCTTACTTGATATTCTCCATCACTCGTTCCTATTTTAACACCAACATAACTATTGGTACCAACATTCATTGAGCAATTTGTGAATTTTTCTAAGTAAACAGGATTTGCGTCCGTATCATTGTAAGCTCTAATTCCGACATCAAATGTTCCATTATTAAACGAAATGTTTAAAATTGAAATTTTAACTTCTTGGTTTGCGTCGTTACCATCTGAAATTAAGATAAACTTAAATAATTTATATACATTTATACCCCTCAACTCTGAAACAACATAAGGAGTTTCTGGTGTTTGATATTGTTCTAAATACCAACCAATTGAACGGTTTAATGAGTTATCATCTTGTGCCGATGGTAATGCGGTTACCGATGACTGTACGCCTCTAATATAACCTTTTTTGTATGAATAGTTTAAGAAATTGTTAAATTCTTCTTCAACAAACAAAGGAACTTCATTACTTGGTTTTCCAAAATTAGATTGTCCAAATACTTTAGAAATAAAATTAGTATCTGTAGAATCCAACGAAACTTTAAATTCAAACGTATTCCCCTCGTATGTAACACCCGAAACACCAAACGGTGAATAAGGACTCATTGATGCCCCACTATATACACCATTAAAGTCTAAAACAACATTAGTTGTTCCTGTAACTTGATAATCAGGATTTGTTGAGTTGTTGTATGCCGCGATACCTCTTGAACGAAGAGTTGTTATTACAACATCATTATAGTTAGTAAACGCCGTACCAATTTGTGTAAACGCTGATAATTGTACTGAACCCGAGAATGAACCAGACGCTCCAGTTAATGTATTAATTCTTGATTCAAAAGAATATCCCGAATAACCATTACCCGTTGTTGGGTCAAACTGTGAGTAATACCAAGAGTCGTTATCTCTACTTGAATAAGTAGTTAAAGTGTTTTTTAAACTTGGTACACTATATACATTTGTTAACCCTGTATAACCCGCACCTGTCAATGAGTTGTAATAAGTGTCAGGTAATGTTCCAAACACATAAGCCGTTGTACCACTTGTTGAAGCCGCAGATGAATTTGACCCAATAACACCATTAACAAATGTTTTTAAGGTATCAATAATTGTTGATGTTGTACCATCTGACAATGTAAATTGATTATATAAATCGTTATTAAAAATCGCGGATGAAAAAGAACCAAATGAAACTGTTGATGTACCACCTGTTGTTCCTGTAAACGTTACAGAAACAGATGACAATACAGTACTTTGTGTTACCGAACTACCACTCACGTTTGCAATTGTACTAATAGACCAAGACGGTCCCGCATCATAACCCGACAAACCAAGAATTCTTGATACGAATAACTGGTTAGATTGTGATAAGTATGATTTGGCGATATACGCCGCTTCGTATTTTGGTATTTGTGTATTCACAAATTTTTCAGGTGATGTAGCACCGAAAATTGCTGAGAATTCATCGAAACTTGAAACGAAGATTGGCTCAAAAGCCGGACCCTTCAAAGTTTCTCCTACAATACCTAACGTTGTAACACCTACGCTTTGTGCTACAAATGATAAGTCACGCTCTGAAGTGTATACTCCAGGTGAAACGAAAACTTTATTTGATGTTGCCATTATTTGTTTGTTTTTTTATAAGTTGTTTTATTTAATACATAAATATTGTTGATTTTTGTAAAAAACTTAGTATACGGATACTATTTATAATTCAGTATGAATAAATTCTACCTTTTTTCTACCTTATGAAAAAAACCCCCAAGAAAATAAAGAATATAAAGATTTCTGAAGAATCACATGCAATTCTTAAAAAATATTGTGAACAGAATGGACTTAAGATTTACGGATTTTTAGAAAATTTAATCAAAGAAAAATGTCGTGTAAAAACTGACATTTACGGTGACCCGTTAGACTAATTTGATATCAAATAATATATTTGAATCTTGGTTGGTTTTACCCGCTTGTTTTTCAATAACAACCCTTAATCCTGTATCAGGACCCATAGGAAAATAAGGTAAATCTTTTCCAATATATAATTGTGTTCCCTGTGTTATTGTAAACGCACTATAATGTTCAACATTATTTGAATTCACAAAATAAAAATCATAATTGGTTGGTAATGAATTTTGATTTAAAATTGTGTTAGAACCAATAAATTGATAATTGGTTGGTATTGTATCAGGATTGGGTTCTTTTGATACCGCTTTTCTTGCTCTTGTTTTTACACTAACATCTACCATTGTTAAAACTCTTGATACCGCAGGTGCCACCTCAAACTGTTCTTCATCCAATAGAACACCCAACATTTTAAATGTGTAGTTTTGAATAAAGTATCTTCTTTTTTGTAATTCAACAACTGACTCATCAGAAATACTATCCATAACGATTGGAATATATCTACCCTTAATTAAAGCATACGCCTGTCTTGATGAAAATTTATCAAGTACTTTTTGGTTAAATGAATTTAGTTCTCTCATTCTGTTTGTAAAAATTTTTACCTCAAACGTAATGTCAACAGGAATTGGTTGTGGTATTTTATAAACATCCATACCATTTCTTGCTCCGTCAAAATTTGGAACCAATGCGTATTGGAACAATGGTCGTCCTGGTATTCTATAATTTGTGGCTCCCTGATTTGTTCCATAAGGTGTTTCAGGTTTTCTAACCGTTGCAACAAAAGGTGGTTTAATATTTGAATCCAAATCTTGAAAGTTCCAAGTTTGTGTGAACTGAGCCCAGTTCTGAGTTGTAATAATTACATCAACCGTATTAACAACTTTTCCATTAACATTAATTCCCAAATCATTTTTAACAAAATCCAACATTCCTCTATCCAAATCGGCGTGATATATTCCTTTCGGAAGATAAGTTCCATCTTTTTGAATTTGTTCCAATAATTCTTCCCTTCTTGGTTGAAGAATTTTCTTTGGTGATAAAGAAATGGTTTTAAGAAGTTTTTTTGGTGTTGCCATTATATTCCCTTAAATTCGTCTTCACTAACAGGTGTACAAATAAATGTTCTGTAAAATGGTTTGTATCCACCATAAGTGTGTTTATTATCCGATGTAATCCTTCCGTCATCAGCAACTGAATAATATCTCATTCTACTTTCAGTTTCAGGATAACCTATGTAATCACCATATGAAATTGTAATTGCTTCCTCTTCTAAATAATGAAGATAAACGCTCATAATTAAATTGCCAGGTTCTGTCTGACTTAATTTAGATGCTCCAAAAGTTGCTTGACTAGGTGCTTCAATTTTAACAAAAGCTTTGATTTCAACGGGAGCCAAATATGATATTGAATCCGTTAAGGATTCACCATAAACATCATCTTGATTTGTTTTACTCTTATCAACACGGTATAAAACCAATGTAAAGTTCATATCACCATATAACCATTCCTCGCCCATTGAGATATTTAGGTTAAAATCCTGTTCACCAAAGAATTTGGATATTCGCGTAATTGGTACTTTATTTGCCATTATTGATAAATACAATAAAATTGATTATATTTCTTTATTAAAACTATTTGACTTGGAAAATTCCATAAATGAAAATTCAGGATTATTGGAACAAAAAGCCCTTAACGTGTTACATGAATACGAAGGTGCAAATAACTATATCCTAAAATTAAAAGGTATTTTCAATCCAAACAAACGAGGTATCCCAACAAGAAGTCAATGTGAATACATTTTAAATTATTCAAACACAACACCAAAAGTTGCAAAAAAATGGGTTGAGATGGATGATTATTTTTCCGAAAAAATTGCAAACGAAAAACTTTATACCGTCCCACCAAAACAAGTGTGGATTGAAAAACTATTAGTTGAAAAAGATAAGTCATATCATATATGGGGTCGTTTTTTTGAGAGTGAACCTTTAACCGATTTTTGGTTGCCCAAAGCGGCGGTCATTAAAAACCCTGAACAATACTACAAGGAAATTGATTATTCAAAGTACGCACACAGACCATTACTATCACACCAAGTTGAGTCAGTAGAAAAACTTGTTAAAACCAAAAGATTTATTTTGGCCGACGATATGGGTTTGGGTAAAACCACATCAACCATTGTGGCGGCATTGGAAACTGAAGCAAAAAGAATTTTAATTATTTGTCCCGCATCATTAAAGATTAACTGGCAAAGGGAAATTGAAAACTACACGGACCGTCCAACATATATCTGTGGTAGTAAAAGATATGAGGACGCTGATTTTGTAATTGTAAATTATGATATCCTTAAAAATTTTCACGACCCAAAAGACAGAGACAAATCACGTATATTAAAAAGTAATTTTGATTTGGTGATTATTGATGAAGCACACTACATTCAAAACAAAACAGCACAGAGAACAAAATTAATTAACGATTTTGTGAAGGGGGTTGACAGATTGTGGTTGTTAACAGGAACACCAATGACATCAAGACCCATGAATTATTTTAATTTGTTGGAACTTATTGAA